GATATATGGTGGGATTTTAGCCATGGCATATACGCTCTTGATTGTGATAAGGAACTGGACATTAAACAAATTATGGGCAATATAACGGGTGAATGCGGACATTTTATAGGGGAAGAAGAGGGAACAGTATGATAGTAACAATAGATGATGCAATCCATGCAATGTCGCTATTGAGGGATGCAGTAAACGAAAACGGGTTCTTACATGAATGTTACAACTTGTCAATTTGTGCATTGCAAACAGTCAAAGACGGTAACTATATAATTGCGGACAAAGAAATGGAAGATATGATTAAAAAGATAGCCAACTACGACTGCACGGGCAAAGATTGTAACGAATGTCCGTATCATCAGCAAGACTTCCATAAATATAGTTGCATATCAATCACATGCGAAAAACTGTTATTAAGAAAGGAGATAGAAACATGGGTACACGAACATTGGAACGAATTAAAGACGCTTTAGAAGGCATTTATGTAGTAATATCAGAAGGCACTGGCAAAGACGCAATGGTAGCATACGAGATAAACCGCATATCCGAAGCAATCTCAGACCTAATCGAAGAAATAGAGGGGGATTATTAAATGCAAGCAGTATTCGGTATAGACCTAACACAAGACGGTTCACGGGTAGTAGGTGAACTTATCAGTTACAACATGACAGAGGCAGAGTTCAAAATATTAATCGATATGATGAACGCTGAGCATGACGAAGTATACGCACTTGAACTTGACCAAAACAGTCAATTATTCATTGACGCAATCACAAAGGGCAAAAATCTTACAAAAAGTTGTTGACACACCAGCTCAAATATGATATATTATATACATACCAAACAACACCATATTCCTTCCATTTTTTGTTTGCCTCCTGTAGGGCTTGACTTAACTCTGTGGTGGTGTACAATCCGCCAAAGCCCTCTCGAATGTTTCACGTGAAACATTCAGAAACTAATAACACTCATACATAGAAAAGGAGATTAAAACTATGAGAAAAGACATGGTAACAAGAACTGTAATCGGCACAAAGGCATCTGTGAAGGTAGTTAACACACAGACAGACGAAATCAGCGTGATTGATGTTAAGCTCAATAAGTCATTCGAGGCTATTGATGACAAGCTGATGAAAGCAGTACGCAAGGTAGTTGACAGCTCATTCGTAATCATTAAGATTGAAGCTATCGAAGCTATGAACAAGTTGTACGGGTTAGAGACAGCAAAGTTCATGGAGTACGCTGTGGAGCTTGATGCAACAACAAGAAAGCCCATTCTCACAGCAGACAACAAGGAAGGCTAAAGAACAAACAAAGCAACTATTAACAATCAAATTATTTTAATCAAAGGAGAACAATATTATGGCAAAGAACACAACAGCACAGACAAATGACAATTACACATCATCAATCAGGAAGGCATCTCGTGAGCTTTCACCCAAAGAGCGTGTAATGTTCAAGGATATGGCTAACGCTACCTCACTTGTAGACTTCGCATCAGCGCAGCGTGAGGCTGGTGAGAAAGCAATCATTGATGTAGCAGACTACGCTGTGATTGATGTGCACAACCCCAAAGCTCAGGACAACTTCGACTACGTTATCTACCTTCTCATTGACAAGGATGGCAACAAGTTCTATACAAGCTCTGGTGCATTTTGGAGTGCATTCTCAGACATCTATTCAGAAATGGTAGGAAGTGATGAAGAGTGGGGAATTGAAGCAGTCCTCATTCCTTCCAAGAATTACAAGGGCAAAGAAATCCTTACTTGCTCACTTGTATAAGTAATATGAATTAAATAGACATAGTCAAGAAAGCACTCTTAGCACTGTATATTAGTGCTGGGAGTGCTTTTATAAAAGGAGAATAAGATGTTTTATGTAGGATTGATTATAAAAGTTGTATTAGTAGCACTTGCTACATGGGAAGATTAAATGTTTCACGTGAAACATAGGAGGATAAAAAATGACAAGTTATCAATATCAAGGGTTAGCAATGAGAACTAATGACCATAGAAGCGCACAGCGTTTAATGGAATTTAGTTTTAAACCAAATCAAAGATATGATATGGCACAATTATTTAATGCTACGCTTGGACTTTCAGGCGAAGTAGGTGAGTTTAATGACCTTCTAAAGAAAGCATTATTCCATGAAAAAGAATGGGATGAAAAACACTTACAGTCAGAGCTAGGGGATATCCTTTGGTATATTGCGCTTATATGTGACACCTTTGGCTGGGACTTAGATTATATAATGAGAATGAATATTCACAAACTGGAGCTTAGATATCCTGAGGGCTTTGACACAGACAAATCAAACAATAGAAAAGAGGGTGACATATGATAATAGTATTAACGATATTAGTAGCAGTCATAGCAATATATGCCATGATTTTAGAGGCAAGAATTAAAGCATTAGAGGCAGATGTGAAGACACTTTTTGAAGTAAATAATTTAACAGCGCATATGATGGACGTATTGCATGAGCAAATAAGGTTAGTGACTGAGCAGGTTGGCATAAAAGAGAAATAAAAAAGGGGAGGTACATAATTAATGATTATAGCAACTCATAAAGAAATTGACAAGCAGACTATTGACCTTACAAATTACAAGCACATTATATTCTATCGTGATTACGCAGACAGTGATATAATACTAAGGGAAGGAACAGACTTTGATGATTTCAGCCGCACACTAGGAGTGATAGTCCTGACTTATGACTCCTTGGAACGCAATCTAAAGTACATCTATCAAGACGCTTACCGTAAAGGTAGAGAAGATGCAATCAATCAAATGTTGCACCCGTGAGGTATAAATTATGGCTAAAAGAAAGAACAACAAACAGCGTATCAGGAATTACTGGTACAACATCTATCAAACAGCTCTTAAATTCTATGGCGTAACAGTTAAAGACTTGAAAAGGCCAACAAAAAAATCAATAGAAAACATAAAAAATGAATGGGAAAAAATCAAAAAAGAAAAAGAAGCACCCAGCGTAAGAGAAGTATACAAATGGGAAGTAAACGGGGAAAAGGAGATGACAAATTATTATGACATGCAAAGGGATGAAGATTATCGAACAGAAACAGCGTCATCTGACACAATGTATGATGCGTCCTTAGAAGAAATTCAACTATACATTGACAAAATAAACAGTATATACGAAGACACAATGGAAAAAATATACCAAGCAGAAAACGATGTAGAAGGTATAGCAAAGGCATTCGCAATAGGTAGCTCTTATAAATCTTACATCGCTGGTACGAAAGATGAACTATTAGAGTTCCTATACGAGATACAATCATTAGCCACAGAACACCCTGATGAAGTAGCATTATTTATCAACAGTTCACCTGAGCTTGATTATGTAGATGCTATTACATTGATACCTCCAAGCGATATTCAATCAAACTTTGAGGTTACGATGCAATCCATGAAAGCTATATGGAAAACCATCAAGGGTGAAATGGCTGATAAAGGGTACACAAATTTTGGTACAATAAGAACTGACTACGGGGAATATTAAATGAAGATTTACAGTGGTGACTTAGAAACGACTGTGTACGAAGGGCAAACATCAACAGAAGCATGGTCAAGTGCTTTGGTAGAACTTGGTAGTGATACACCATTGATATTTCATTCCCTAGCTGAGACATTAGAGTACCTTGATAGCCAAAATGAAGATGCAGTAATATACTATCACAACTTGAAATTCGATGGTAATTTTTGGCTATACTTCTTAATCAAAGAACTAGGTTTCAAGCAAGGTATTGAACACCTTGCAGACGGCTCTGTTAAAATAAAAGAAGCAAAAGAACTCAAAGAAAAAGAGGTTATCTATTCCATATCAAGCATGGGGCAATGGTACACTATTACTTTTAAATACAGAGGACACACTTATACACTCAAAGATAGTCTTAAACTTCTCCCATTCAAGTTAGAAGAAATAGGTGAAGCCTTTAAAACAGAACATCGCAAACTGGAAATGGACTATGAAGGTTACCGTTTTTCAGGTTGCGAAATAACAGATGAAGAAAGTGAGTACATTAAGAATGACGTTCTTGTATTAAAAGAAGCACTTAATATAATGTTCGATGATGGGCATGACAAACTAACAATTGGTGCTTGCTGTCTAGCAGAATATAAGAAGATGCTTGGAAAATATGATTGGTCTATATTCTTTCCAAAACTTGAAAATATTGAACTAGATAGTGAAGTATATGGCTCTTCAAACGCTGACGAATATATAAGAAAATCATATAGAGGTGGTTGGTGTTACCTTGTTAGAGGTGCTACTGGTAAAATCTATAAAGATGGAACTACGGCAGATGTTAACAGCTTGTACCCATCAATGATGCATAGTGAGAGTGGCAACTACTATCCCGTTGGAAAACCAAAGTTTTTCAGAGGCAACATTCCACCCGAAGCACTTTCTCATAACAGATATTACTTTGTCAGATTGCGCTGTCGTTTCTATCTTAAAAAAGGAAAACTACCTTTTATTCAGATTAAGCACAATGTAAATTACAAATCAACAGAGATGCTAGAAACAAGCGATGTTTATAACAAAAAGGATGGTAAATACTATAGCCAATATTATGACAAACAAGGAAACTTACATGATACAATCGTAGAACTAACAATGACATGCACAGATTATATATTATTCAAGGAACATTATAATATTTATGACCTTGAGATATTAGATGGCTGTTGGTTTTACACTGAGATAGGAATATTTGATGAATATATAAACAAATATAAAGAAATAAAAATGAACAATAAAGGGGCAAAGAGAACCGAAGCAAAGCTATTCCTTAACAACCTATATGGTAAACTAGCTACATCGCCTATTAGTAGTTTTAAATACATACCTGAGAACGACTATGATTTCTTAACTTATGCAGTACAATCTGAGATGGAAAAACAACCCGTATACATTGCGGCTGGTTCAGCTATCACTTCATATAGTAGAAATTTCACCATAAGAGCGGCACAAGCAAACTTTTATGGAGTAGACAAAAGAGGTTTCAAATATGCTGACACTGACAGTATTCATTGTGACTTAAAGCCATCAGAGATTAAAGGTATCAAAGTACATGACAATGCATTTTGTGCTTGGAAACTGGAAAGCTGTTGGGATATAGCAAAGTTCATCAGACAAAAGACATACGTAGAGCGCGTAACACATGAGGATTTAAAACCAATAGAAAAACCATTCTACAATATCAAATGCGCTGGAATGCCTGAGACTTGCAAGAACCTATTCTTAGCAAGCATGGGTGAAGAACATAACCTAAGTGAGAAACAGCAAAAGAAATATAAAAAATTCATAGACAAGCCTCGCACATTGGATGACTTCAAGATAGGGCTAAAGATACCAGCAAAGCTATTACCAAAGGTTATCAAAGGTGGCGTAGTCCTGACCGAAACAGAGTTCACAATGAGAGACATATAAAAAGGAGATAGAACTTCATCTATCTCCTTTTACTATTCGGAATGATAAGCGCTCATAAGCCCGTTAGCAACACGGCAACTTTCCACGGCACGATTTAACGTGTGCTTCCCGCAGACAAGTCTTATAAGACGATTAGCAGAATAGCCATGATTATAATATTGTATATCTCAAACATTCAAAGAACGCATGTTTACATTCTTGGTTCTTAAAACGTACCATTCCACGTTCAAAAGCTACCTTCAAAGTTAATACATAAGGTGACGAAGAGCCTACCATTATATAGTTAACATCGTGGCATGAAGCATCGAATGTAAGTTTAACCTTATAATCGCTATCAATACTCTTATCTATATAGTACACATTAGCCTTGGGATAGTAACGCACAGCATAATCAGTAGTATCATTTCTGAATGTCGCTATATAAACGCTCATTCCCTCAGGTTTTTCTATAAATGCTGAATTATCATTTAAGTATACATTCTGTGCTGAATAAGCGACATAGCTCTCATTCTTGAACGCTCTATTAAATGCACTATCAAGCTGGGCATTAGCAACCTCTTCCAAGTACGTCTGCTCTAGTACAAAACCATCACCTTTTAAATACTTGGTGTCATCCCTAAGTCTATCACTAATGCCAAGGGACAAGAAGTAGGGGTTGATAAGACTAACCTTGTTAGAAAGCATATACAATGGTACTCGCCTTACTTGTTCCCCATTACCCCTAGCAATAGATGTATGTATAGATAAGAGCTTATTCAATTCATTTGGACAATAGTGGTTATTTTCAGACTGAAACTCGTCAAATACCATCTTATCTACGTCAGACAAAAGATGTGAAAACTTTTTCAGAGCATCAGCGTTATTAAGAGTAACGCAGTAACCACAACTTTGTTCATTTAAAAATAGCTCTACGAAGATATTGTTAGCCCTTCTTTTTTCTGTCATAGTGTACTCTGGGAAGAACAATCTCTGTATATCTTTGAAGAACTTATCAGCGCAATCAGATAGTTCATAGTTCCATCGGTATACTAAGCAGAATTTTTTATGCTTCTTTATAAAATCTTTTACGCAATATCTATTAAACCATGTAGTCTTACCTATGCTTCTGTTTCCACTGGTAAGGTATATATCAGGCTGTCTGCCATTAATATCATTCATGGACAATAGCTTAGTACCGTCATAAAACTCAGCCATAAAATCACGCTCCTTTCTTATGTTATTATAACATTTTTTCTTTACAAAATCAATTAAATATGATAAAATAAATATGAATAATAAGAAAGGGGTATTGACTATGTCTAGTGAGATTATAGTTGCTTTAATCACGGGTCTTGTGTCTTTGTCAGGTGCGTTCATTGGGGCTTTTGCAAGTTCAAAACTCACCAATTATAGGCTTGAACAGATTGAGAAAAAAGTCGAAGATATACCTTCACTATCCCAGCGGTTAGCCTTAGTAGAACAGAGACTAAACACCCTCGAACAAACTAAGTAACGGTTTGTTACTGGCACTTGTTATAGGTGGGGAGTTGTTATTCCTTTCTTTCCACCCTTCCTATAACAACCCATAAGAAAGGAGAAGAAACTATGAACAAATTTTTATCAAGGAAATTCATCGTGTGTGTAGCCGCAATGCTTGGTAGTATCGGTGCTTCAATCTATGGTCTGCATTCAGACAACGAAGTGGTAGTAATTGTAGGCACTGTTTGTACTATTATATCAAGTGCTATTTACGCTGGTTGTGAAGCCTACGTAGACGGGAAAGCTGTGAATGAAGATTATTGATTAAGGAGAATGTAGATGCTTAAAGGTATTGACGTATCACATCATAATAAATATCAGGTATTCCCTAAGAACGGCAGACCACCTGAGATAAATTTTTCTAAGCATGATTTTATAATCATGAAAGCAACGGAGGGCAGAACATACACAGACCCTATGCTTGAAAAATATATCGGTCTGTTAGGAGAAGACCAGCTCTACGGTTTCTATCATTTTGCAAGACCTGAGAACAATTCAGCTAAAGACGAAGCTAGAAACTTTTGCGGTACAATCAATGGGTGGGATAAACAAGCTATGGTTATACTTGATTGGGAAGCTAAAGCTGTGCAGTGTCCTATTACATGGGCGGTAGAATGGTGTAAATACGTAGAAGATAAATTAGGAAAGAAACCCTTAATATATTGCTCTTCGTGGTATACTAAAAAATGCCAGCCATTACTTGATGAAAATATAGGGTTATGGGTAGCACATTATACGAATAAGAATAAGCCTACTGTGTATACATATCCTACTTGGGCTATGTGGCAATATACATCAGAGCCATATGACAAGAATGTATTTAATGGGAATGCTACACAGTTCAGAAAATATTGCGGAAAGGGATAACAAAGTGGGGTTTAATAATCTAAGCATAAGTAAATATGTTATAGCCGCTATATGCGGATGCTGGTGGAGGGAGTCCAATTGCAACCCTGCAATATGGGAAAGCCTTATCCCTTGTGCTTGGGACTATGAATACGAGTATACTAACAAGGGTGGCTATGGCTTAGGGCAATGGACAAATGTAGGTTCACCGCATAGCAGACTATACAATTTACACACTTGGGTTACAAACAATGGCTTTGCTGATGGCGATGGATACGGGCAACTTGAGTTCATGCTTTATGAAAACCATTGGGCTACCGGAAACCCTTCAAGGCTTGGTTATTCTACCCTCACACAGTTCCTAGAAAGTCCCTCTACTAGCACAGACGATTTGGTATATGACTTTTTGTCAAGGTGGGAAGGTGTTCCAAATGACCATTATTCAGAACGTTGCGGTTATGCTAGAACAATATTAACCTACCTTGAACAGCACGGTGGTGAAAGTGCTTCATGGATTACTGGCAATAGGTATTTATCAAATGCGCAAATACTGAATAATGCATTAGTGATATACAATTACGTGGGTGGCGGTTCACCAAGCGGAGCATATAAAGTGTTCTGTTCATCCACTGGAAATGGTACATGCTATGCAATACCAACCTCGCACGATGCACTTGAAGGTGAAGCATTCACAGTGTACGCAACACCCTTTGATAATGATACGCTTGTGAATATAACAGCCCATGAGATACACGGAACATCTGTTGCTGTGGTTGTCGCAGAGGAACATACTTACGATGCAACACGTTTTCCATTTGATGTGTGGTTTGAAGCAGAGTTTACGGGTGAAACACCTCCACCCACTCCGCCGCCCACACCAGAAATTACAAAACATAAGATGCCAATATGGATGTACCCAATATTGAGAGTATAAAGGAGAATAATATGGTAAGAACTAAAGAAGAAATACTCGAGCATATTAAATCAAAGATTGGTGATAGCACTGAGGATAACGATTTAAAAATGCTAGAAGATATATCAGACACTCTTGACGATTTAAAGAGCCGAGTAGATGAAGCAGGCGATTGGAAAACCAAGTACGAGGAAAATGATAAAGCGTGGAAACAGAAGTACCGTGATAGGTTTTTCAATACGGAAGCTAAAGAAGAGATAGACGAACATGAAAAAGAGAAAGAAAAAGAAAGAGAAATTGATGCACCTAAGAAACTATCATTTGATGACCTATTCACCAATGGGGATAGTGATACAAAATAATTGTAAAGGAGATTAAAACAATGGCTAAAAAGATTGCCGTAAGCACACTTAATGCTTCAACACTTGATATTCTTAACACCATTAGACAGAATGCTAGTTATGAATATCAGAGCTTAGTACCTGAGGTTAAAACAGCACATGATATCCCAGCAGTTGGTCAGGTCCTTTATGGTTATCCAGCTTTGGCTAACCAGTTCTTGAACGCTCTTATCAACAGAATTGCACTCGTTCAGGTAAAATCATCACTTTATAACAACCCTTATGCTAGACTTAAAAAGGGTTATCTTGAGTTCGGTGAGACTGTCGAGGAAGTTTTCGTTGAGATTGCAAAGGCTAGAGAGTTCTCAGCAGAAAAAGCCGCATCAAGAGAGCTTAAAAGAACACTCCCCGATGTTCGCTCTGCTTTCCACACAATGAACTGGAGGGTACAGTACCCTATTAGCATTCAGGATGAAGACCTTAGAATGGCATTCTTATCAATGAATGGCATTCAGGACTTAATTGCTAAGATTATCGATGCTGTGTACACTGGTGCTGAATATGACGAGTACCTTCTCTTCAAATACCTTATGATTAAGGCTATCTCACATGGCATGATGAAGCCCGTATCAATAGGTGATGGAACAGATATGAAAGATGCCGCAGTAGCTTTCAGAGCAACATCCAATGACTTGACATTCCTTAAAACAAAGTACAACATGGGTGGTGTACACACAAAGACCGAAAAGAATAATCAGATTATCTTCATGGACAGCACTTACAATGCTAAGTACGATGTTAATGTACTTGCATCAGCATTTAATATGGACAAGGCTGACTTCATGGGTAGCCTCTTCCTTATCGATGACTGGACTTCATTTGATAATGAAAGATTTGATATTATCAGGGAGGCAAGTGATATGATTGAGGAAGTAACAGCCGAGGAACTTGCACTTCTTGCAAACGTTAAAGCTGTTATTGTTGACGAAGAGTGGTTTCAGGTCTATGACAATCAGACAAAGTTTACTGAGGTGTATGTATCTAGCGGCGAATATTGGAACTACAACCTCAATATATGGAAAACAGTATCTTCTTCACCTTTCTCAAATGCTGTTGTCTTTGTTTCAAGCTCTGCTTCAATCGAAGCTCCCAACTCTCTTGTATACACAGTAAGTGCTATAAGCGGAGATAAACACAACGATGTTGTAACATTTACACTTAAAAATGGTGGCGGAGTAGTTACTGGAGCAGACGGTAAGTTCTTGCAGAATGAAGCCCTTACTACTGATGGAATTGCTGTTCACCCTTACGGGGCTTTCATTGTACCTAAAAAGTCTACACCTCTTACATTCCAGCCTGAGGTAAAGATACCTATTGGGGATACTAAGTATTTGCTTGCATCAGCAGTAGGAATTGCAGATATCTCTGTTGGAACAGAACTTACTCTTGCAAAAGAAACTTGATGCGACTTTAATAGGGGCGGTGTAAAAAGCCGCCCTTATGTAAAAGGAGAAGAATAATATGGCTTATATTGTACCAAACAGTACGCTACAATTATTCAAAGGAATTAACTTAGATAACAGATATTTAGACACCGTATATTTTTCCAGCGTAGCTGAACAGAATAACGCATTTAGTTCAAAGGTTTTTAAAACTTATAACGAACTAACGTATAGAAGAAACACCAGCAATAGTGTAAAGATTGAAGCACAAGCTGGTGAACTTCTTGGTGTTACGTATATGAGATTTAAAAACACAAGGGCTGAGGATATGTGGTTTTATTGTTTTGTTAACTCTGTAGATTATGTTAGCGAAACAACTTGTGTCATCACATATGAAATAGATGTTATTCAGACATGGTTTATTCAGAGGGGAAAGATTAATCCTTGCATGGTATTAAGAGAACATTCAATGGTTGACAACTATCTTGATAACCATGAACCTGAACCTATAGGGAATGACTTATACCAGTATGACAAGATTAAAAGCACAGGTTTGTTTGATGAATACAGTGTTATCATTCAATCAAGTGGTGAGCCGACTGCTGGTTACGCTTATGAAAATGGGGTGTTTACTGGTACTAAATATACAGCTTTACCTTGTAATTCTGAAACTGATGCTAATGCTATCATTACTGCCTTAAATAACTTACTGGGTAGCTGGGATATGTCAGAGCGTCAAGAGGAAGTTGTTAGCATATACACGTACCCTACTAAGCTCATGGCTGGCACGACATTTGTTGACACAGTGTATATAAACCTTAGACCTGATAACTATTTTAAGGGGTATGTACCAAAGAATAAAAAATTAATGAATTATCCTTATACATTTTTATTCTGCACAACTATGAATGGTGACTCAAATGTTTATAAGTGGGAGGCATTTACTGGTAGTACTAACTCACAACTTATCTTTGCTATCCACGCTGCACAGCAAGCTGGTGGTGAAGCAATGTGTTACCCTTTGAATTATATGGGTGTAGATGAAAACTACGATGCTTGTGTTACAATTGATAACTTCCCTAAGAACGCATTCACGTACGATGCTTACCAAGCATGGATTGCCGCTGGTGGTAAGACTAGGCTTGAAAATAAGGAAATGTTCTTAAAGCTGAGAGGTGCTACTACACTAGCATCTGATGCCGCAAATATCGTTACCAGCAAATTTCAGATGGCTACTGGAATGGCAAGTGATATAATGAGCTTTGGTAAAACATATGCACTTAAAGGTTTCAGTGCTAGTGCTGTTCAGAGCGGAGCTAATTTACTTGGTAATGCCGCTGGTAGAAGAAATTCTACAGTACAAAGTGAGATAGGTCTTGTGAATGACATTATAGATTATGCAGAAGCAAAGATGAAAATATCCTATGAGTGGAAAGATGCCTCATATGCACCTAACCCAGTAGTAGGTACACAGACTGCAAACATTGCTGTTGGTGATAGACACTTGGACTTTTATTTCTTTAACGTTCATGTGCATGACAGCGAAATGAAGAAACTTGATGACTTCCTTTCATGCTATGGCTACGCTACAAACAAAGTAAAAGTACCAAATCTTACTGGCAGAAGGTATTGGAACTTTGTACAGACAGAGAATTGCACTATTACTGGTGATATGCCAGCCTCTTCAAAAGAAGCACTGGGAAGGATATTTGATGGTGGAATTACTATATGGCATGACTTGTCAAAAGTCGGTAACTACTTGCAAAGCGTAACAAATGGTAGTATAGATAACCCTATAATATAAGGAGATAACTATGAGTAGAAGAAATAGAACACAATGTGACCAAAGTTTGTTAGACAATAATAGGGCATACGGTTTCTACCTTGAAAGATTGGCGGAACTTGCTATCTCCATGTTCGAGTGGAAGAACTTACCTGACACCATTGATGAAAGATTTTTGGAATACATTTTGTTTTCAGACGGGCAAGCTGTGTTCTTTAAAGATGAAGAACTGGGCGAGTTCTTAGCATTGCAAGTGCTGGTTAATGGAAAGCTGAACGTGTACCGCATACCTATCCGCAGAAGGGCTTTTGCTATTGATGGATATAATTACAACTTGAATATTGATAACAGTGTGATTATATACAACAATTATATGAGAACTAATAGTTATAGATTATGCGTAATGTTCGCTAAGAAATTATATAACTTAGACCGTATTATTGATGTAAATGCTAATGCACAGAAAACACCTGTTTTACTTAAAACCACTGAGGCACAGAGACTTTCATTGTTAAACGCATATAAGGAATGGGATGGCAACCAGCCAGTTATATTTGGTGACAAGGGGCTTGATGTTAATGCCTTTACAGTTCTCAAAACAGATGCCCCTTATACGGCTGACAAGTTGTACCAGCTTAAAACCCAGTATTGGAATGAAGCTCTGACATACCTTGGAATAAGTAACCTGAATATGCAAAAGAAAGAAAGATTAGTTGCTGATGAAGTAACCCGCTCTCAGGGTGGCGTTATAGCAAGTAGATATAGTAGGCTAGAGGCTAGAAGACAAGCGGCTAAAAAGATTAATGAAATGTTTGGGCTTAATATTGAGGTAGATTATCGTGAAGATTTCCGCGAGGTTGATAAGAACTTTATGTTCGAGGATGATACGACTGGTGGTGATATCACTAGAATTTCGCACGATGAACGTGATATGCGATAATGGAGGTTACGTATGAGCAAATATACAACCGAAGTAAGATTTTTATGCGAAACATATGCTGGACTTAACGAAAGTGCAGAATATCCCTGTATACAAGAAATCCTTGATAGGTCTAGGGATAAAATATTCGATTTTGATTTCCCTATATTTGACGAGAATTATCGAACTATACTTGAAGACAAGATACTCAAGCACTATTACACAAGAGAAATAGGTGCTGAGGCTGTCGGGCTGTGGAAACTGTGGCTTGATACTAGACTAAATGAGATTATGCCTTATTATAACCAGTTATATGCAAGCGAGTTGATTAAGTTTAATCCATTGTATGATGTAGACTTGACAACAACCCATCAGAAAACTGATGATAGGAAAGATAATGTTACAGAGAGTGAACTGAAAACAGGCAATAGGGATACTAATATTGCGTCACACGATGAAGGGGCTACTCATTCTGAGAGTAACAGCGACACTAACACAGACGACAAGACTAAAAATGACCACTGGGAAATGTTCTCAGATACTCCTAGCGGTGGTCTTGATGGCGTTAGGGATGAAAAGTACCTCACAACAGCCTTGCATACAACTGATGATAGGGATGGAAGTAATGTCCATAGCTTGAGTGAGACTAGCAATGACGGTACTAGCTCTACTGATAGCACTATGCAGAGTGATACTGATTATAGTGAAGACATTAATAGAAATAAGCAAGTGGGTATTAAAAATATACAAGATTATGCACAGCATGTAGTTGGTAAAACCACAGGGGCTAGTTATAGCAAAATGCTGAACGAGTTCCGTACAACGTTTCTTAATATTGATGTGCAAATTATAGAAGAGCTGAGTGACTTATTTATGACACTGTGGTAATTTATTGTTGCTTTATTGTTAAGAATGTGATATAATAATTATGTGAAAATATATCTTGAAAGGAGATAATGATATGTTGAACAACCGTATTGGGTATCTGCATTTTTGGTGTCAGAAGGTGTTACCACTGGTGTACGATAATTCGTTGAGCTATTTGGAAACTCTTTATAAATTGAAAGAGAAACTTAATGAAGTTATCAAATTCACTAATGATATACCTGAGTATATTGACAAGAAGTTTATTGAAGTGTTCGACGAAGAACATTTGAAGGAGCTTATTAGTGAAGTATTCAGAACCATTGAGGATGCTATTAGTGCTAATAATGAAGGTACAAACAGCCACTTCTCTACTAATTACCCTAACGCTGGAACTCTTGTATGGCATGATAATAAACTTTACAAAACTAAGCACCCTATTGATGCTGGCGATACCGTGTTGCCTAACTCTAATATTGAACTTGTTAACTTCGGAGATATGTTCAACGAATTTTTAAACGAGGTTAAGACAAG